CCTCTCCTCTAGTAGTCATAGTCTCTCGGAATGCGTTAGCCTTTGCTATAGAAAGCTCCTTTAGGTCTCTGAAAGACACCTCCATATCTGGGTCGTTCTCAAGTCTGTCACGTACCTTGTCCACAAGATCCTCCTCCAATGAACTCAGCTGCATATAGTTTTTAGCCGCTATTTTGCCGGCTACGTCCCTTAGTTGCCCTAGGTGGTCGGCGTAATCAACTAGCACTTGTATCACCGTACTGCGTTGTATATTGTACTTCTTGACGATCTGTGTCTGGCTTTTGCCGATGCTATACAGATACAATATCTCCGCGACTTTCATAGGATTGTGCCGCGATAGACTCTTGACCTTCTGTAACTCCTTGTCGGCGGCAATCTCCTTGATGGCTTCTTGTATGCTCGATTTGAGCTCGATTTCTTCGTCTGTGGGCTTTTGAGGCATAAATTTTTTTAAGGGCTAATATA